TGTTGTATAAAGCTCTGCTACCTCTTCTGCTTTGCATGGTAGGTTAAATACTCTCTTCGCAATTTGCGAATGAAAGTTACCTCCCTCTCGAAAAACGTTTTGTAGATTCTCGTCGCTCGCCAACACAGCCGCCACATAAACTTCTGCAGTAGTTAAATCCATTGCAACTATCTTGTGTCCCTCTGCAGCTTTAATACACCCTTTGACTATTGGATTATCCCGAGGCAGTTGTTGCATATTAAGTTTGCCGCTAGAAGACAACCGACCGCTAGTAGTGCCGTGCAAGTTAAAGCCTGTGCGCAGACGAGAGTCCATGTCAAGTTGCGGTATGATCTTGTCGAGATAGGTGTTTTTAATTTTTGAGTTTTTTCGTATATTGGAGATGAGTGCAGGAACAGGGGATTGCTTTCCAAGTTCTGCCAGTACCTCTGCATCTGTGCTGTCTGCGCCAGTGCCTGTCTTTTTTCCAGTCGGTACAAGGCCCAAGAAATCAAAGAACAACTGACGAAGCTGCACAGTGCTATTAGCATTAAAGTCTTTTCCATTTATTTTCTCGAATTGGGCTACTTCAGGATGAGAATATAAATCTTGTACTGACTTATCAATCTCATCTTGCATGAGCTCTTGTGCACCATATAACCTCTCCTTATTAAAAGGTACACCATTATCTTGAATATCCATTAGAAATCGAGTGCCAGGAATGAGTATATTATTGTATACTTTCTCTAGCTGTTTATTCTTTTTTATTCTTACAACTTTCTCGTACACTATATAAGTTACCACTGCATCCATTGCAGCATAAGTTTTCATAATGTCAAAGGGAATTGTATCCCAAGTAAAGTTGCTTTTAAGTGTGCCTGTACGTTTACAATAGTCTGCAATCCACTCGTACATAGGCTGTTCGTAGTCTCCATAGGGAGTCCACTTCATTGCAAGTTGTTTTAATCCGTGTGTTCCAGGAACCTCATCGATAAGGTAGTGTAGCAGCATCGTGTCTTCAAACTGAGGAAACTCAAAGTTGAAGTGATACTCAAAGAATGCAATGTCAAACTTTGCATTGTGAAATACAACTGTTGTTTGATTAAACAGTAATTGCAATAATACTTCTGTTCTTACATTAAAACACTCTGTATCAATGTACACACCATTATGCCCGTCATAACAAAGACTAATCCCAAGCATATGGCCGTCTCGAGGGTAGAGTCCGGTGGTTTCTGAGTCGAGTGCGATGTAGGCTGGCTTAGCATCAATGCAAGTACGTATCCATTCATTTGCTTCCTCCGTATCTTGTATGCCTCGTGCTTGCTCATCAGTTACGACTGTATCTTCTAACTGTCCAGAAATATAGTCGAGTATATTAGTTTTTGAACTTTCCCAAGTGGGCTTGGCTTCTGGTTTAAATGCAAGCATCGAAGGATTAATTATAGGTAAATACTTACCATCGAGTAATTTTCCAGAATATTCTGTGACTGAGTTTACTTTGGTATAATACTTCAAAGCGTCACTCCCTACGAGTATCACCCAGTCGTACTCATCTGGATTCATTTGTATATCCACGTCTCGTTTCAATACTTTTTTGATATTTCTATCCGAACAAAGTTGATACTGATCAAACTCAATCTTGTGATCGAACTCTGTTTTAAAATCTGTTTTACTGTGTTTTGTCTCTACTAATGCGACGTTAGGCATATAATTTTCTCTTTAGTTTTAATATTTGAGATTCTGTGAGTGCTCCCGGATCTTTATCTTTGAGATGTATGTTCCGAGACGAGAGTCCAATACTCTCACACATTTCTTTTACTTTTGCTGCAGCAGACTGTCCTGCATCATCTCCATCGAAGAATATATCTAGTTGTGATACTCCTGCAATTGACAGTACAGATAGCTTCTCTTCATTTATGTTCTTTGTTCCGAAAGAACACATTGCATTTGTCAAACCTTTGTCATGTAAGTTTATCATATCAAAGATACCCTCTACAAGCATAACGCACCCGTTGAGAGGTAGAACTTGTGGAAATAAAGGCATCTTTGCACCCGCAGGTGTTATCATATATTTTGGTACTCCAGTTCCTGTATGTCTGCCATTGACCGCAACAACTTTTCCTGTAATGTCCCGAACAGGAAAGTTGATACGAGAAACAAACAAAGGATCGGCATCTGTAAATGCTTCGAATCGTTCATAAGTTTCGGGTTTTATTCCTCTCCAGTTTCCTCGATAAGGAGTTGCTTGAGAAGGAAGAGCCAAACCAGTACTTTCCGCCATCTTCTGTTTAATTAAGTTTTTAAGCTTTTCGCGTTGTAGTTGTAACTGGTTTGGCTTCTCACCAAACAATGTAAAGAGATTTCCCTTAAACTCACAGGAGAAACAGTTGAATATACCTGTTATTCGATCAATCCTCATACTAGGATTACGATCAGGATGGTCTGGATTGAGGCAACTTACCTCAAAGTCTGCACCCTTTGGAATATACGGAACATCTTGCTTAATTAATAATTCTTCTACGTTCATCTACCGATATCTTTGATGTTCTCTCTACTAATAACTTGGTAGGCTCCTTTGTTATAAGCAGGGGCTACCGTGTGACTGCTTGTATAATGTTTTGCTTTCTGTGTTTCTGCTGGGTCTGGATCACCGAGAGAAGCTGAAGGATATACTTTTCTATAGCTGTGCTTCCAATCTAATGGCTCTTGCTCTGTCATAGGTTCTGCTTTCTTCCAGTGCCAAACTTGTTGTCGTCGTTTTCTTTGTGCCTTGCTACTCACTTTCCTCCCGCAGGTTGTATACCGTAAGCTGCCTTGAACAATCATATATGTTCCTTGTTATTTGAGTTTTGAATAAGTATTATACTAAGATTAAGTTGAAAAGTCAAGAACTATTTTTAGATATCATTTATCTCTTCACCTGTCACATGGGATGTTGCCTCTTTCTCTTTCGGATTCATTGCTGTGTCTGGTCCGATTTTTAGAGTCTCCCAATTCATTGTTGAAGTGAAAGACTTTTCTGCGGCTGATCTCATCTTTACACAGTCGAGTGTAAGACAGGCGTCCTCTTGGCTCCAAGGATTGATTGTGTACGCTGCATCTGCAGCATCGAGTATACCTTTTGCAAACCTTGCTTCTCCACTCGCATCTGTTTGATACGGAGAGAAGATTGTAGTTTCATACTCTTGTGCCATTGCTTTCAAAGTTTTACTAACTTCTATCTGCTCTGCCCAATCATATTGACCAGCACGTGAAGGCATTGCAGAACGCTTGACTTGGTTTATGTAATCTACAATTACAATACCTACATTTCCCACTTTTACTTTCTTATCCAACTCTGCCTTTATCTTTGCGATTGTAAGAGAAGGATCATATATCACATCAATATGTTGGTCTGGTTTGATGAAGTCATTTACTTTCAAATGCTCATGAAATTTATCAAAGTTGCGTTCTGTTTTATACTTTAGCAAAGACGACTGACCATTTATAAAACGATCTGCCCACCAAGCAGCAACCTTCTCCCATTCTACTACACTAAGATTCTTTGTGCGTATACGAGAGAAAGGTACTTCGGTTGCAATTGAACAGCATCTTTGCAGTATTGATCTACTGTCCATTTCAATAGTAAAATAGATAGCAGTCTTGCCAGCTTCGTAAACAGAGTTAGCAATATTACAAGACACGATAGACTTACCAGAGCCTCTCTTGCCACCAACCATCACTAGATCGCGAGGAGAAAACTGTATATCATAATCATACTCTGCATTGAGACCAAGAGGAATATATTTTGCAATATCTTCATCTTTCTCGTGCAAAGTAATAGATTGCATACTCTCAGAAGGATCTTGCAAATCTACTTTCGTTTCTACATCGAGTACAATATCGTGTAGATGTCCGATTGCTTCTTCTGCGTTTTCAAATGCAATAGAGTTATCAACGTAGTTATGCAACTCTTTCAATATTTCCTGCTGTGTGTATTCGTTTTTCAGGTACTCAAGAAGCATATGAGGCTCTGCTTCTACTTCAATACCTTTGACTGCATGGAGTTTGTCAAGAGTTACTTTGTCTCGAATCTCAAACTCGAGATCCTCGATGGTGGGCATTCTGTGAAAGGTCTCACAGTGTTTGTCTATGATACGGTATAGGGTGTGATATTCTGGTGGAAGATAGTGCTTGTGCGTCATGCTCCAAGTTTCAAAGTCTTGGAGCACGAGCACTTGCTTTATTAACGCACTAGGTATGTTCAACGAAACTTAGCCTGCTTTTGCAGCTTTTGCAGCTCCGTCATAGTCAGCAGCAGTCAAGCCACGTCGAGTAAGCATAGTTTTTACACCACGCGTAGTCTTGCCAATTTCTTCGGCAATGGTCTCTACAGTCATGTCAGTTACGTCCATGTCTGCAAGTGGGTCAGCACTACCGTTTGCTTTGGTGTGCTCCTGCTTGGGTATAGCAGAAATGTCACCAGAACGAAGAAGGCTAAGTGCCTTGCCGCGTACTGAGTTTACAGAGCGTCCCATTGCATCAGCAATAGCTTCAACAAATGCTCCGTCATTCACCATTGAGATGAAAGTAGTCTCTTCATCGGGTGAATAAGTGCGTACAGTCTCCTTAATAGGAGCAGGTTTTACATGGTCAGTCAACTCCATAGAGAGTATCTTGCCCTGTATTGACTTAGGAGAAAATGCGCCATTTTGATAATGCTCAGCAATTTCTGCATAAGTGTAAGTGCCTGAGTTTTCAGTAACAAACGCTTCAAGAATTGCTTCTTGCTCGTCTGTAAAAGCTCGGCTGGAAGAAGATGAAGCAAGCTCTACTTCATATCCCATTTTTCTCAACTTGCTAGAAACAGAACGTGTAGTTGTTTCTAACTGGCCTGCAGCTTCTGCTACAGTTGCTTGTGAGACAGGAGTCTCATCTCCGACAAAGTTAGTCAGCGTGTCGGTACGCTCATCGGTCCACTTTGGAAGTGTCGCCATATTGGTCTCCGGTTATATCTGAGAGGTTAGTTATAATTGTAACTCCAGATGCGCGAGCTTTCTTTACTTTCGCAGATTCAATGCCACTCTCATTAACTAGAATCGTTACATCTTTTGTTACAGTTGATTTCACTTCGTAGCCAAGTTCGTTTAGTACTGTTGTTGCTTCAGCTTTCGTTTTATAACTGCTCAACTTTCCAGTGATACAAACTACTGCTTGGTTGGAAGTTCTATTATTTTTTTCAAACTTCATTGTGTGTGGAAGTCTTTCAATGGTATAAATATTGTCGTATATCCACTCTAATAAGTTGTGTGTTGTCTTTGGTCCCAGTCCAGCTTCGGTACAGGTATCAGCATCAATATCCCATAAATCGTCACAGACAGTGGCGAGCTTCGCAGTAGCGGTAGCTCCCACAAGAGGTATGCCAAAGGCAGGAAGTAGCAAATTAGCAGGTGCATCATGAGACTTTAGAATCTCCTCAAAAAGTTTGGTTCCAAGTTTTTCTCCAAGCTTTTCCACAATTTCGTCTAGGTCTAAGTAGTACAAATCAGCTATATCTTCTATGTCTAACTTTTTAATAGTGGAAGGCCCGAGACCTTTTATTTTTACTTTCTGTGCAAAATTTTCCAGCTTCTTTTGCTGTTGTTCCCCACAAGACTTATTCTTACAATAAAGGATGTCATTTACGAATACCAGAGGACTATTGCAGCTCGGGCATTCTGTAGGTGGCATGATTACTGCCATGGACTTTCTCCTAAATTGTGAATAATATTATACGGACTTTGACCTTTTTTGTCAAGAATTATTTTTTTCATCGTATACTCTTCTGACCACTCTGGGGATAATTTCACCAGATCGTACCACCTCAATTTTACAATTAAGTTCCAAGTTTAGATCATCCATATATTTCTTGTTATGTAAAGTCGCTTTACTTACCATCGCCCCACCAAGTTCTATAGGCTCAAAGTGTGCGACTGGACAAAGCTGTCCGCTTTTACCTACTTGCCATGTTACATTCCATAGAGTACTTACTTTTCCCTTATCTGCTTCTTTGACAGCAAATGCACCTCGAGGATGACGAGAAGTATATCCTCGCCTTTCAAACTCTTCATAATCATCGATTCGATACACTACTCCATCTTGTGGATACATTTCTGAGTGTACCATCGTGTAAGCTGTGCACATAGCGCAATTCTCATGAAGATATTCCATAGCAAGTGTCCACAATGCAAAAGGTGTGGTGTCTGTGTGTATATCATAAGCAATGAAAGACAAGTCTCGCTCTGCAAAGTCATAAGAGTTTTTAAGACTCAACGCACCCGCAGCGTAGTTCCGAGCATTCTTTACACTTTTAAATGCACAGACTTCTCCATTGATTTGAGTAATACCTTTTATTGGAATTGTATGTGGAGCTATCCACTTCATATTTTCAGTAATAT